TGGTTGGAAAGGTAACTACATGAATGAATCTCCTCCAATACCTGTAACACTTGAGGATAAACACCTTGCCGGAATCTATACACAAGCAGATACAGATAAGCTTGAACGTATAAAGACACGAGAACTTCAAGATACGATGGTTGAAAGTCATGGACTAACAGGATTGTTTGGTGGAATCCATCGCCGAAAAACTAAGAAGTCCAAGTCTCGTAAACTCAAGAAGCGTCGAACCACTCGCAGGCGTTAAGTATACCGTTCCATGCAAACGGTCTGTTTCACTTCTTCTCAAGTTTTTTTGACTACAGTTTATAATGCAGATTGTGAACGCGAATCCGATCGCAGTGGATCTTCAAAACATCTATATATCTAATTTTGATGCTTATCGTGCTGAAGATAATCCAGAGCTTAATCACGCTATCTTGAAGCTTGGTACAGATTCAAATGTCCGGGTACTTGCAGGTAAAACAGAGACTGGATTTCAAGATGGACCTGCTAATCAGGCTACATTTCATAGCCTTACGGATGTTGTATCCTATCGTGGAACCCTGTATGTACTTGACCGAGGAAATAATGCGATTCGTAAAGTGGATGCTCAAAGAAACGTAACTACATTTGCGAGTGCGACTGAAGGACGTGGATTTAAAGCACCTTTCAATCGTATTGAGTCTTTTACTATTGATTCGGCTGGAACGGTGTATGTATCCGATCGTCATCCTGAGGGTAGTCATGTGATTAAAATTACAAGTGCAGGAGAAGTCACTGTATTTCCCAAACTACTTAATTACTTTGCATACTCGATTGTAGTGGACGACTCTGGACTTCTGTATTCAACTTCACCTGCAAAACACTGTATCTACAGGGCAAAACTTGGAGTTGACGATAAAGTTAAAGTCTTTGTAGGAAATGAGCAACAACCTGGAATGGTAGACGCAACTGGAGCACAAGCGCGTTTTAATCAACCTTGGGGACTTGTACTCGGTTTAGATGGAAATATCTATGCTGCTGATTTTGACAATCATCGTATTCGTAAGGTGACACCTCAAGGTCTAGTGACTACAGTAGCAGGTAATGGAAACGGAACGAGAATGGATGGTATGGGTGTTCAATCGTCTTTTTACTATCCAATCTATTTAGCATGGCATCCCCGCGATATGATTCTCTATGTAGTAGAGGGTGATGAGGACGATATTGCGATTCGTAATGTAGATGCAGATACAGGAGCAGTTGCAACTATCTATTCAAACTTTCCAAATGATCAAGAACAACCTCCTCCAGATCCCTCGGAGTTTATCACACCTCCAGCATCTCCTCCTTCAAAAGACATTGAAGCTGGATCAGGTGATGCAATTTCATCGGATGATATTGAAGAAGGTTCAGTTGTAGGACAGATTGTAGGTGAAGGAGGAACGATTGCAAAATCTCAGTATTACTTCCCTTCTTCATTGCAAAACTTATTACAACGAGGACTATCAAAGTTCATAGATCCAATTACTCGTAAAAAGATTGTAGATGTAAAGTGGTATAGAGCTCATTTAGTGCCTGCAGGTTCATTAGGTGGTCGTAAAAAGACGAGAAAGTCTAAGAAGTCAAAACGCATTACATTCCGTAAAAAACGAATCCAGATTCGTAAATTAAAGAAATCCCGAAAGCAATAATGACTCCACACCAATGTTCCGCATGTCGTGCATTTATTTACGACACTCTGAGCGTTCCCATTTCTAAAGATGAACTGTATTATGGTTATTATAATCTGAAATGTATTCCTAAACTCATTCCTGAACTAGTCCCTGAATTTCAAAAACTTGTTTGTGACCATCCATTTGAAATAAGTCCATTACCATTTAGAAAACACACAACTTATATTGCGATCCGACTGATTGAATCGGGTCTTGTAAAGCAAAAAGGTATTTCCTTTCATGGAGAAATTACGAAAGGAAAGCCATTGTTGATGGCACTTGATTGGATCTATTACTATTTTCAAAAACTTAAACATCTTGAATCTATTCATCGTGATCACATAGGAGGATACAAAGAAGTTCCTAATGGTCCATTACCTCCACATATACTGATGCGATACGAACAGGCAGGGTTTGTCACGATTAAAGACAAGAGTCTCTAAAGAAGTAATGTTCCTTCGACCTAACTATATGGTTGAACCACCTGCATGGTTCTATCCTCGTATCTTGGTTGGAGCAGGTGAAATGCTTACACTTTCATTTATTCGTAAATATGGAATTACACATGTTATTAACTGCGCATATCCAGAACATTCACCAGATTGGTTTAAGAAATCATTTCCAGATCGATATGCTTGTTTAAACGCCGAAGATTCATTGACTAGTAATATTTTGACTTGGTATCCACTCTTTGAAGAAACTCTAACTTCATTTTTACGTGAGCCTGGATCCAATACTGTGTTTATTCATTGTCAATGTGGAATCAATCGGTCTGCTTTTTTGACTTTGACCTATGTTACATCACATTATGGTTTGCCTTATGAATCTATGTTAGGTATGATGAAGAGACAACGACCTTGTATGTTTACAAATCCGGTCTTCAGGAAGCAGACTGAAGAGTTTGTAAATGGACGTATTCAGAATTCGGAAGACAAGGGAGATAGGAGGTAGTTCTTCTATGGGAACGTTAGATTCAGTTCATCAAGAGCAAGTTCAGGGTTTAAGGTCTTCAGAAACAAAACAGGATGAACTGAAAACTAAGTTAGACTCACTGATAGAACAGCGAGAAACTTTGAGTACATCCATTGAACTAACTGAAATTGTAAAGTGTTCACAGATTGATTTGCAGATTCGCGAGATTGAAGAGGAACTTTCTAAGGCTAATCCAGTTGAAGAATATTACATGAAAAACATGGATATTCTGCTTGATTATTACGGAAAGGAAACCAATGGATCTAGTCCTTCGATTGCTCCAACTAAAGAGTCCAATACATTCCTCAAATTCTTTGTCGCAAATACGCCAGCTGTGGATGCAGGGTTAACTAAGAAACAGATCTTTGACGAGTATGTATCTCGTATGAAGTTGAGTAATGGTCCCGAAGCGTCACAATTACTAACTGAACATTGTTCTGCGTGTAATGTAGCCCGTGAAGAAATCAGTTCAGAAGGTATTTTAGTCTGTCCTTCTTGCGGTTCTGAAGAATATGCGTTAGTCGTTTCAGATTTCCCGAGTTTCCGTGATCCTCCTAAAGAACGAAATAACTATGCCTACAAGAAGATCAATCATTTGAATGAGATTTTGAACCAGTTTCAAGCCAAAGAATCTACCATTATTCCTGAAGAAGTGATGAATGAAGTGATTTTGGAAATTAAGAAACGTAGGATTGATAATATTGCGGATTTGTCTGAAGAAGATACGAGACAGATTTTGAAGAAGCTAGGTCGTTCAAAGTATTATGAACACCGAGCGCATATTTTAAGCCGATTGAACGGTAATCCTCCACCAACCATTACCCCTGAAATTGAGGAAAAGGTTAGAGCGATGTTTCAGGAAATCCAAGCACCATTTTTGTTGTATTGTCCGAACGACCGAACGAACTTTCTGTCGTATTCCTACATTTTGTATAAGTTCTTTGAGTTGCTGGACTTAGATGAATACAAAGTGTTCTTTCCATTGCTGAAATCAAGAGACCGATTAATTGCTCACGATCAGATTTGGAAGAAGATTTGCGATTATCTCAACTGGGAATTTATTCAGAGCGTTTAAGTAAATGCCTAGCTTGGAAAAGCAGATTAAGACAGCAGAGAAGAAACTTGAGGCAGCAAAGGAGAAGCTTAAAAAACTCTTTCCAGGCAAGTCAGATAGAGACATTAAAAATCTTATGGAATTCAAGGATGAGAGAGAAGACCCTAAAAAAGCAAGTGCCAATAAAACGGTGAAAGACCTTGAATCAAAAATCAGGTTCTTAAAACAGAATGGCGGAACTCGTCGTGCAAAGCGAGGTTCCAAGAAAACTCGTCGTCATTAATCTCGGTCGCTCGGTAAACTCATAAGACCGTACAGAACACCGAAAAAGACTATTGAATGAAGAATGAATCCAAACGCTGTAGGGCATCCATTGATTGCAACACCTGGAATCAATGAATTCACAAACTTGAATGTAATTGGGTTTGCTACAAGGAAAAAGGCGAGAGTGGAATACAATGAATACTTAAACTTCAATCCTTCAGATTTGACTCCCATTTATGTTTCCACAACAAATTTCACTTCGGATACTTTATACACTAGTATTAATGGAGTTTCCAGAGACGCTGGTTCTATCGATAACTCTTCATGGACTAATGTCGGTTGAAAATGGAGAAGTACCAACATTTATAGTCCCAGAAGGTATGCGGATTATAAAGGTAAGTGCAGTAACGCCAGGGGTTTGTAATGTAACTACAGGAGAGGAGATGAAAATAGCGAATGACTCCATTCATAAAGTATTTGGTAGTCCAAAACTAAAATACGAAGAGATAGGTCCTAAACTTACACCCCTTGTTCAGTCTTTAAAAAAGATAGAATCCAACACGATACCTACTATCCGAAGTCAATTGAAAAAAGAAGAAGACCCGGATATGCGCAACATGCTTCGTTACACCGATAAAGGGTTTAAAGTCGTACACTATGAATCTGGGAAGCCTATCATTAATAAAGAGTTTGGTAGATCTGATGGTGAAGGAATGCAAAGTGTTGAAGACTATAAGATCATTGCAATCAATGCGGTGGGACAACCAGATCTTCATTCATTGATTGTATCGGAACGATCTGGAGCAACTATGACTAGAGGTTCTACAAAGAGTGAAGGAGAGTTTTTACTTCGTTTATCCACAATTGTCACATTTTTACGGGGAAAGGGTGTAAAGAATATTTTACTCTTTGACTTTTCGTGTTCGGAAATGACAGAGGGTAGTGAAAGAGATAAAAGACTTTTACGACGAAACTTAAAAGGATTAAACGGTGGTCTCAAACGTCGCAGAAGAACTAAACGTGGTGGAAAAAAGAGGAGAACTACGCGTAAACATTAAATCTGTTTAGAATATTTCAAAAGAAGTGACCACTGCGATCTTGCCTTCTTTGCCTTCTATAGACCATGTATCCCAATTGTGAATGTGTAGAACTTCATCACCACCAATCTTGTGAAAAGCATCTTGTGTGTGTTCAGGACAGCAAGTGTATACAATCCATGGTCCATCTTCTTCAATGTACGGAAGTTCATTGAGAATATCAAGTGACCAATGGTTTCCAACTTCAGTAACTGTTCCCGACTCTGTATACCTAAACTTACGCGAACAGGTTACATATCCAAGAACTTCATCAGTAGGATTATCAAGTAGTTCATCTTGGAGTGAGTTTTTATCACCCTCAGTATAGGGTAAAATCGTAAACCCAATATCACTGCCTCTGCAAATTAGTTTAGCCATGTTGTATATTTAGTATACCATTGCCTGTCTGTAATCTGTTTATCATTCAAAATGAATGTACACTCTATAATAGCTAAGATAATACATATGGATACCGACTTTAATTCAAAGACTCACGCTGAACTGAAGGAGATTTGTAAACAGCAAAAAATCAAGGGAGTTTCTAACAAATCAAAAGCAGAACTTGTTAAGCTGTTACAACCTAAACAAACAATTGATCTAACCGATATGATCAATAAAGTATCTTATGGCGAATGTGTTTCAATGATGAAGGCAATTCCAGCAAACTCAATTGATATGGTTTGTACAGATCCACCTTACTTTCTAGATGGTCTGGGTAATGACTGGAACAAGGAAAGCATTGATACTAAAGGTTCTTCTTCAGTAGTTGGAAATCTTCCAAAAGGAATGAAGTTTGACAGAAACCAGTCAAAAAGGTTTAATGAGTTCTATAAATCAGTATCAGAAGAGGTATTTAGAGTTCTGAAACCAGGTGGTGCTTTCATTTCATTCAGTAGTCCAAGACTTTATCATTCAATGGCGATGGCAATTGAAGATGCAGGGTTTGAGATTCGTGATATGCTTGGGTGGATTTATACACAATCACAAGTAAAAGCATTCTCTCAAGATCACATTATTGACAAGGATAAAGTCATGACTCCTGATGAGAAAACTAAACTAAAAGAACTTTGTACAAACTGGAAAACACCACAACTGAAACCTGCAATTGAACCCATGTGTCTTGCAGTAAAACCTATTGAAGGACGATATATAGACAACTTCAATAAATATGGAACTGGACTCATGAATACATCCGATGAGACAAAAACAGGTGAAGGGTTCTTTCCATCCAATATTGTTACAACGGATGAAATTGAAGAAAGTATGGATCGTGTCTTTCTTGTAGCAAAGCCAAACAAGGTAGAAAAAGGAGACTACAATACACACCTGTCTGTAAAGCCTGTGAATCTGATTTCACATCTTGTGAAACTATTCACAAAGGAAAATGCGGTTGTACTTGATCCATTTATGGGTAGTGGAACTACTGCAGTAGCCTGTGTCCAATCAAAAAGAAATTACATTGGATTTGACATCAACAAGGAATACATTGAAATCACAGAGAGACGACTAAAATCAATTAGTTAAATCCATTCTGATTGAACTCAATCACAAATCCTCTTCTGTTGAAAACAGCCTTATTTTTGTATTGCTGATTACATATTGCACACTGCGGAATGGTGTTTGCCAATGTAAGATCAAGACGAGGATCCATATGTCCTTGTTGTAGAACTGTCTTCATATTTTGATTCCATCTTAGTGGTTCACCTTCTTTAGATCCACAATTTACACACATGTTTCCGTATTCTTCTTTAAGATTTTCCCAATCCTCATCTGTCATCACGACATTTCTCCTTTCTGGTATAAATGATGGATGTTTATCCGTAAGGTTGATAAGAAGGAAGTGTGATCTTTTAATTTTTAGACCCGTAAGTGTATTTATCTCTCTACCCTTTAGCATATTATAACCAAATTGTAAACCAAGATGTCTTACTTGACATGAATCACCTCCAGATAGAACAACACCATGTTCAACTACATATCTTCTAATTTGTTCAATACTAATAGGGTTACCTATATTTTCATAAAGACAGCAAAGTGCCTGTCCAAGCCCTGAATTTTCACTCAAAAGCTTTACTCCCTTTTCTCTAAGATGTTGATTGTACTCTGCTAAAACACGACTATAAGTTGAAGCCATTTTTCTCATATACCTTGATAATTTTGAAAGATTTAAGATCCATTTTAGACGAAAAAATGGATCTACTTTAACTCATTATCCCTAATCTTAGGTCAAAATGAGTTACAACGATAAAATTGAGTTAGTTGCTGATGAAATGGTTAAGTTTGCTAAAAGGAAGATTGTAATGGAGTTTGATGGCACTCTTAGAAGACAAAGACATCAACTTGAGTGTACTGAAGCGTATTACGAAATCTACAAAAAGCACTTTGGAGATCTAATTGATCATAGAATCTCCGACAAAATCAGTGTCTTAGGAGGATGTCTTGGTTGTCTATTTAAATCAATCTGCGAATCCGCTATGGAGATTGATGAGATGAATAGTGTTATAGAAAAATACATAAGACTTCAAGTGAAGACTATGAATCTGTGGAGTTGTTAAACCTTATTTAATATTACTTTTGATGTCCATGTAGGGACTTATAAGATTATAAATAGTATTAAATGTTTCAAATATTTTTGTTGTAGATATGCTACAATTATCATATAAAGACAAAATAATATTCTGTTTTGTTTTTATATTAATACATAAATCATTAATGTTATGCCTTCTAATTTCAATACAAAGATCAATTCTAGTCACATCTTTAACATCTTCAATAATAAATTCACATCCTTCTTCTCCAGTATTTATATAAAACTCTCTATCATTTATACCAAATTTAAATGAAGGAGTCAAACACATAGTAAGTGATGTCATCTTTTCATTAAAAAAAGAGAACTATTTTACTTCCATTTTAAACCAACTCCTTAGCATCTAATACACGACTCCATGCAAAGAGCCATAATCCTGATCGTTCACATTTTTCAATGATTTTTGGAGTCAACTTCTTGCGATCACGAGTGGACATTTGAGTATTAAGACGCATTAATCGAGTCCAGAACTCAGATGGACTGAGTTTGTTCTCTTTCATCACCCTAAGAAACTCGTTCATAACCATATCTGAATTGAAGTTAGGAGAATTTGGACGACCTGTAGTTACTTTGAGTAGTTTGTAGGTCTCGCAGAATGTATCTCTCATTTTGATGAGTTCCGTTGGATCTACGGATGTCTCTTCTGATACGTAGAGTTCAGGAACAGAGACTGCTTTGTTCAGTCTTAGAAACTCAGTCTTCACACTCTCGTCAGTTGCGTCCCACAAGATATCAACGAGAATGGGATTCATGCCTTCAATTCCAATCAAGGCTTCACGACGATGATTGGATTCATAGCAGACTAGTTCTTTGTTAATGCATGCAAGGTAGAGCATACCGTCCATGCGTTTGGATTCATTCATGAAGTCATGTATTTCAGCGATACGATCTTGATCTGGAGGTCGGTTGTGCTTCCATCGTTTGATTGGAAGATCATTGTAAATAGATTGAGGAATCCAATAAGTATAGTGATTGTTTTGAACTGTTCCTGAACAGTTTTCAGCAAGATGTTTTTGTAGAAGTTGTGCCATTTTAGAGTGAAAAAGATTGAGTTGATTGATATTGGATTCATTTTATATGGTTCGTATTGTGACTTCATTCATCACTTCTCAAGTGACCTATACAAATGAGTGGTGTGATGAACTTCAAGGTGATTAATTTAACTAATAGACTTGAAGAAACTTAGAAGTTTAGGGTCTGTAGGTTGTGGATTTCTTATTCTATCTAAATGTGATGCATCATCTTCATTCTTTGATTGAATTGATTTTTTGATTTCATCAATCGAATAGTGATTTCCAGTTACATTTTGAGTTTCAAGAACCCATCGACCTATAAGAATCTTATGATACTTAACCCATGCATCACGTACTTCAGGAAGACAAGCCCATACACACAATGGTTCTCCATCATGAAGGATAAGATTCTCAACTGCATAGTCTAATGTTGCAAGTGTTTCTTCAGGGGTATGAGGTCCATAGAATCCTCCTCCATTAAAGTCTATCCTATGTGCTTTATTTCCATCAACACTTTCTCCCCATAAGAACTTGATAACAATATTGAAGAGACGATGGTGATGATGAATATGCGACATTTTTATGTATTATGTTAAGTTATTGGTTTAATGATCCGTTTTGGGTCTCCTCTAACTTTTCAACTCGTTCAAGTAAGTTTTTAAGAACAACCAGTACAGGTTCAATCATCAAGATCTTCTCTTGGTCATACTTTCGGGCTAGTGGAAGATTATTGGAGTAGCTGTTTCGTTCAACACATTGTTTCTTGATTTGTACAAAGTTCTCAAGAACCATGATAGGATTGTTTCGTCTTTCGTCTTCACGCCTCTTCTTCTCTTCCAACTCTTCAATCTTCGCATGTAAGATCATTAACTGATTGTCAATGCTGTTCATGGTTTATGTTAAAAAGGTTGGATTCGTTAAGATTCCTTTTTAGCTTGTAACTTGGCTTCTAGTTGTTGTATCTTCTTCTGTGTTTCAACTGATTTTTTGAGTAAGTCTTTCTCTTTCGCAAGATCATGAACACCTTCTTCTCGTCCATAGAAGATGTCCCAGTTCAGACTTTTAAGTGCTTCGTATTCTGCTTTGAGTGTTTCATATTCCTTCTTGGCTTTTCTAAGTTTGGATTCTAAGGTCTTCATCTTACTATCATCTACTTTGAAAAAATTGATTCATTTTAGATCGTTTCAGCACAATGTCGGCAGTATCCATTGTCTTGGACAAGATCATTACCAAAACCTTTACAGCATTTACACTTGATAGGTTCATTAGGAATCTGTTTAGGAGTGAGTTCTTCAACCTTGCGATTGAGTTCAGTAATGGCTTCAAACATAGCTTTGAAGAGTCTTCGGTCGATGGTTTTAGTATTATTGCCATGTTCTGCATGTCCATTATACGATCTATGTATCTGATGATCGTAGTTAGTAAGATCACATTTATGAAGTTCCATATTTAGAAACGTCATAAGCTCTGTGAGTTCTTCAACTTTATTGATATTAGCTTTTTTAAGTTCGAGTTCCTTGATTTTGGCAAGGTTGATGGGGAGTTCTGAATACTTCTGCTTCTGCACAAGTATTACATTCTGGGCATGGAGGGCATCGATTTCATTGTTAATACGAATAGTTTGGGAGTTCATTTTGTTCACGGGTGTATCTTCCGTTTGTTTTGAAAAAATTGATTCATTTTAGACAGAGAGTGATCGTTCACGGACTTCAGAATCTATAAAGTCAGAATTCATCCATAAACTAGATGCATACCCGCTGAATCGAGTTACGTTTGTGCGATGGATCGCATCGGCTAGACTTCCATATTCATATGTGTCATTTATTATAGTTCCATATCGGAACAAGCGTTCCAATGCCCAAGCAGTGAGCATATCGTCTGTAGGTTCCATTGGATTTCGTGGTTGAGGTGGAGTGCTTGGAATATACCGATGACTATCACGAGCCATAAGTATGGCTTCATCTACATTTCCAGCACTATCACGAAGTTCATGAATTGCTCGATTTCGGGTCACACCCGCTTCTTGAATTACTTGTGTAATACGTTCTTCAGTTGTGAAAGTATACGGTGCAATACTAAACCATCTAACTTCTGAGCGTACAATTTCTTGCTTCGGGGGAGGATCTGGACGATTGAGTTCAATGTCGGTCAGAGCATGACGACACATTGGGCAGGTGGACGCATCAGAAGTCCATTTAGTTAAACATTTAATATGGAAGGAGTGAGAACAACTTAGAACACAGCAACCTGTGGTTTGATTAATACTTTCGTAGCAAATTGGGCAGTCTGTCATTTTGGGCACCTTCTATTGTTTTAGACAGAACTGGATCCATTTTAAGCCATTTGGAGAATATAAGTATGGACTCATTTCAGAGAAATATTAACTTGCTTCCTCGGGAACAAAAACTTCAAAAACTAAATCAGATCATTCAATTTTTTCAAGGCAATAACTCTCCAAAACACGCAGAAGCATTTACGGAATTGAAAAATTGTTATCCTTCGTTTCCGTTCTTCAAAGATGAAGAAGCTTTCCGAGTCTATTTAGCTTGGTTCAACATCTCTCAATTACCCATTCATGCTCCCTTTTCCCATATTCTTAGGCAAGGCTAAACATGCTTGAATAAACCCTTCTTCACCAAGTCGTGCGATATTCTGCATAGTTCTCATAGTCCATCCAAATGAGAAACCAGAATGTCCATCATATTCAAGATGTCTATTAATTGCTCTGAGTTCTTCATCATCTGTAAATGTATATCCTGCTCCACCACTTGGTTCTCCTTTCATGTACTCCCACATATTCACCTTTTCAATTGCTTGGTATGCATCTTGTAACATTTCTTGTTCATCATTAGTGTATCCGAGTGAGATAAAGTCAATCATTCTGTCCTAACATCTAACTGTAAAAAGGTTTCAGATCCATTTTGTACATCATTCAAGTTCATATGGATCTGGTTCATACAAACATCCGCCAATTCCCATGTGACCTTGTTGATTCAAAACATTGAAGTAACAACCATCACATTTTGGTTCTTTGTATCCACGAGTTGATATCCTTCTCCACCACGTTTGTATTTGGATAGCTGCATTTACTTCATCATCCTCATCAACATATGAGATTGAAGAGAGATCTTCACAACCAAAGCGTTCGGTCCAACACGAAGCACAATACCCATTTGCTCTCACAACAAGTTCTTCGTCACATCCTGGACAATGATTGGATTCGTAGGACATTTTTTCATGAAACATTTCATCCCAACATGGAACACAATACCCATTTTGACTCTCTTTAACTGTTATAACACCACATCTAGCACACGAACTTTCTTCAGCACATTTTTCACAACAATATTCGGACGACATTTTACACTGAAAAATGATTATTTAGATCAAGTTGGATCCATTTTGGAGGAATCCCTACTCGTCATTGATGCCATGACGAACATCGCGGTCAGCATAGTAGCACTCAATACATTGTCCAAACATATCTGAGATACTGATTTGACCACAAGGACACTTTTTAACTTCTAAAGACTCTTTACAGTCGTAACAAAGTCCATGATCTAGATCTTCTTCTTTGAGACTATAGAGATCTCCACATGAATCGCATTGACAGGTTCTGCATGAATAGGGATACACTTTACATTCATCACATTCTGCGAAACCGCAGAAGTATCCATCGGAGATTTGTGTGTTTTTGTCAACCCAACACTTCGTACAATGTCCAAATGCCCAAACATCTTCGGATGTTCCGCATTTAGCACAGGTTTATATTTCAGGGGGAGAGCATTTGATACATAAGTCGCCTTGCTGATTGACTTCAGTTTGACACTTTCGATTTTTACAGAGATACATGACTTCAGATGATTCTTCGGGGGATTGCATTTCAGATTCACTCATTTTCTACCACCTTCTATTAGTTT